TAAGAGCGAGCTGGCCGAGGAAATCGCGGTCATGATGGGCGCAATCGACAGCGAGGAATGCCCAGAGTGCCGCGATGTTCTTAAGCGCGTGCTGGAGCAGCACATTGCTCAGTTTCTAGCCATTGGCGAGCATACGTGTGAGCAGGACGATGATGAAGACGGTGAAGTCTCTTTTGTAATTTCATTCGCAGATAACTGAAATGCCACTCAAAAAATCAACGTCTGAGAAGGCGTTTAAAGAAAATATCAAAGCCGAGGTTAAAGCTGGCAAGCCAGTGAAACAAGCGGTAGCGATTGCGTACTCTGAAAAACGTGCAGCGGCGAAAAAGAAATAATGGTTACAAAGCACGACAAGCCGATCCCGCACAAGACCACCGGGAAAGGCAAGACCTACAACCCGACCGAGAAGGGCGCCGGGATGACGGCGAAGGGTCGTGCTGAGTACAACGCGAAGAATGGGTCCAATCTCAAGCCACCAGCGCCGAACCCGAAAACCGACGCAGACAAAGGTCGAAAGGCTAGTTTCTGCGCTCGCATGGAAGGCGTCGTGCGAAAAGCGAAGGGACCGGCTGAGCGTGCCAAGGCATCGTTGAAGAATTGGAATTGCTGATGCAAGTTGAACAGCGCAAGATTGAAACGCTGATTCCATACGTCAACAATTCCCGGACGCACAGCGACGAGCAGGTCGCTCAGATTGCTGCAAGCGTTCGAGAGTTTGGTTGGACCAACCCGATCCTGGTTGACGGACAGAACGGCATCATTGCCGGTCACGGTCGTTTAGCGGCGGCACGCAAGCTCGGGTTGACCGAGGTTCCGGTGATCGTACTGGACCATTTGTCTGAGGCGCAAAAGAAAGCGCTGGTTATTGCAGACAACAAGCTCGCATCTAATGCCGGATGGGACGATGAGATGCTGCGGCTCGAGCTGGGCGATCTGCAAGAGATGGGTTTTGACGCCACGATTGCTGGCTTTACGACCGAGGAATTGGACGCGCTTTTAAATGTCACCGAAGTTACGGACGGGTTGACCGACGAGGATGACGTGCCAGAGGCCCCAGAAGATCCTACAACGCGATTGGGCGACGTTTGGATACTGGGCAAGCACCGGCTGATGTGCGGAGATTCTACGTCTATTGATGATATGCAAAAGCTGACTGAAAATCAGTTAGTTGATATGTGGCTGACCGATCCTCCGTACAATGTGGCATATAAAGGCGGGACGGGACTGACGATTCAAAACGACGACATGGGCGACGATCAGTTTCGTCAATTCTTGCGCGATGCTTACGTCACCGCGGATACCGTTTTAAAGCCTGGCGCCGTTTTTTATATTTGGCACGCTGATTCAGAGGGTTACAATTTCCGCGGTGCAGCAAGGGACGCAGGGTGGAAGGTGCGTCAATGTTTAATCTGGAAAAAGTCGAGTCTTGTAATGGGGCGTCAGGATTACCATTGGAAACACGAGCCTTGTTTGTATGGATGGAAAGAAGGCGCAGGTCACCTTTGGGCGGCAGATCGAAAGCAAACAACAATCCTCGAATTTGACAAGCCATCGCGGAATGGGGAGCACCCAACAATGAAGCCAGTTGGATTGTTTGAGTATCAAATGCTCAACAACACCAAAGGCGGCGACATTGTGCTGGACTCTTTTGGCGGCAGCGGAACAACCATGATTGCCGCGGAAAAGAATGGGCGTCGTGGTTATTTGATGGAGCTTGACCCGAAGTATTGCGACGTGATAGTAAAGCGCTGGCAGGAGTTCACTGGCAAGGCAGCAACCCACGCAGAATCGGGAATTCCTTTCGATTCAATGACTAACACTTTGACGCAATAAAAATGGTGCCGCACGAACCAACCGATAAAACACGCGGCCAGGTCCAGCAGGCCAGCGGTCTCGGCTTGCCGCACGACCAGATCGCTGCGTTGATCGGCATCAGCGACGTGACGCTTCGCAAGTATTACGCCACCGAGCTGGCGCTTGGGAAGGCGACTGCCTGCGCTAACATGGCCAAGACCCTGTACAACAAAGCGTTGATGGGCGACACCACAGCGATGATCTGGTGGACCAAAGCACAAATGGGTTGGGGCGAGCGCAACACGACCGTTTTGAGCAATCCAGACGGAACGCCGGTCGAGGGCATCAAAGTTACCTTTGTTAAGCCCAGTGAATGAGATTGACTATGCCGTATCAAACGCCGAGTTTCCTGAGAAGCTATCGGTTCTTTTTGACAAGCATCGGTACAAGGTAGCCTACGGCGGTCGAGGTGGCGGCAAGTCTTGGGCGATTGCTCGAGCGCTGTTAATCATCGGCGCATCAAAGCCAACGCGCATTTTGTGCGCTCGTGAATTCCAGACGTCAATCCGTGATTCGGTGCATAAGCTCTTATGCGATCAGATTGAATCATTGCGATTACATGGATTTTATGAAATAACCCAGACGTCAATCAGAGCTAAGAATGGCTCTGAATTCTTTTTTGTTGGATTGAAGAATAACGTCAGCAATATCAAGTCATTTGAAGGCGTTGATATTTGTTGGGTTGAAGAAGCGCAGTCTGTGTCCAGAATGTCGTGGAACGTGTTAATCCCGACAATCCGCAAACAAGATTCAGAGATCTGGATCAGCTTTAACCCGGAGCTTGAGACTGATGAGACGTTCCAACGCTTTGTGGTGCATCCTCCTGCTGACTGTGTGGTCACTAAGATCAACTGGTCCGACAATCCATGGTTCCCAGAGACGCTGAAAGCTGAGAAGGACGCGCTTAAAGAGCGGGACATTGAGGCTTACAACACGGTCTGGGAGGGCATATGCCGGCAGACTGTCGACGGCGCGGTGTTTGCCAGGGAGATGCAGGACGCCGAGCTGCAAGGGCGCATTGGACGGGTTCCGTTCGATCCTAGCAAGCCCGTTCACGCTGTGTTCGACCTAGGCTGGTCTGACGCAACGGCAATCTGGTTCTTGCAATTTGTCGGCATGGAAACGCGGCTGCTGCGTTACATGGAGGACAATCAAAAGACAATCAGCTATTACCTAGCGCAATTGCAGACGTTTGGATACCATTACGACACGTTGTGGCTTCCGCACGACGCCGAGAATAAAACCCTGGCCGCTGCTGGTAAATCCATTGAGGAGATTGTCAGAGCGGCTGGATACAAGACACGAATCATTCCGAGAGTGCCAATTGCTGACTCTATCAATGCTGCGCGAACTATTTTCAACAACTGCTGGTTCGACCGAGATGGATGCGCGGAAGGTCTTACCTGTCTGCGCCACTATCGGTACGAAGTCGACCCAGAGACGGGTGGATTCTCAAAGTCTCCCCTTCACGACCATTATTCGCACGGCGCAGACGCATTTAGATACATCGGACTGATGGTCAACGAACCAAAGCAACGCAAGAAACAAGTAACCTTCACGTTACCAACGAACTGGATGGGCTGAAATGGCAAATTATCAAAACGAAGGCGAGGATGGCCGCATTGCCGATGCAATGAAATTTCTGCGTCTGGCAAGCGAGGCAGATAGCCTCAACCGCTCTGATGCGCTGGACGATCTGCGCTTTGTCAGCGGCGATCAATGGCCGGTTGAGATCCAGAACAGCCGGAACCTGGAAGCCAGACCGTGCTTGACAATCAACAAGCTCGATGCCTATTGCCGGCAGATCGCCAACCAGCAGCGCCAGCAGCGTCCGCGGATCAAGGTCCATCCGTGCAACAGCTATGCAGACAAAGAGACTGCCGAGGTTGTCGAGGGTATTTGCCGGCACATTGAGATCAACAGCGACGCCGATAGCGCTTATGACCGAGCGTTTGAATCTGCCGTCAGAATGGGCTGGGGCTACTGGCGCGTGGTCACCGATTACACAGCTCCTGATTCGTTTGATCAAGAGATTTACATTGAGCCAATTGAGAACCCGTTCAGCGTCTACTTTGACCCAAACAGCACGGCTTTGGACGGATCGGATCAAGAGCGTTGCTTGATCACGACGATCATGAGCAAGGACAAGTTTCGGGAGATGTATCCCGACGCTGACGATGGCGGTAACTTCTCAGCTCGAGGTGGCGGCGATAGCAATCCAGAATGGGTTACCAAGGAAGATGTGCGGATAGCTGAGTACTTTTACATTGAGCGCACGCCGGCAAAGCTCTACCTGTTGAACGACAAATCACGGTTGTTTAAAGACCAGCTCCCCAGCAAAGAGTTCATGGCCACTCATGGGCTTGAGATTGTTGGCGAG